ACTATTACAAGGGCATAATTACGGGGCTGCTAGAAAAGAACTTAAAAAATGTATTGTGTTATGTGCAAACTGCCACAGAAAAGTACATTATGCGGAAGAAAAAGCTGCTAAAGCTCTAAGGGATCAAACCCCAACTCCAAAGCTATAACCGTAGCTTTATATCTAAAATATGAGTCGTGCGCTGCGTATTTACTAGTCTTACCTCTAGTCATGTGTATAATTTCATGCGCTAGCGTTTTTATCAGTGTGTCCAAATGTCCACATTTAGCTTTGCTAATAGTTATCTCATGCATTTCTGTTTCATCGTTAAAAAGATACGTGCCAAGCGCATCTTCATCAGTAGTTACAGAAAAATTAATTTCTTCCGGGCATGGTAATTTCCACCCACTAAAAGGTTTAATGTTACACAACATTATGTAAACCGATTCAAGAACTTTAGGTGTAATTTGCATGATAAATATATCATACCGCAGAGATTGTGACATTGCATGCTATTTTTAAATGCTTGATTTATAAAGAAAAAACCCCGCCTTGTGAGCGGGGTCTGTACAACAGTGGGTAAAACTTAGAATGAACCTGAAGATCCCCATGCGCCCAATGGATCTGACCATCCGAATGAATAACGCTCACGTGCTTTGTAACGTACGTTACCAGTGTCGAAGTCGCCGTCCATAGATGTAGCCATAGGCATACGCTCAAAGTGCTTGAGACCGTTTGGAACATCAGTTAACAAGAACCATGCATTAACGTCTGTCAAGAAGTGGTTAACAGCGTAACCTTCAGGAACAGAACCGTTATTTACGATTGCGCTGATGTCGTTGTTGTTAGTACCAACACGGAGGTTAGTCTCTAATAAACGAGTAGCAACGAATTGTAATGCAGGTGGAATGATTAACTTACGTGGCTTAGCAGCGATCAATAGACCACGCTCATCTGTCCACGCAGCAATTTGAATAACAGCATTTTCCAATGAAGTTTCGTTCAAATCAACTGGTGTAGTTGGAGCGTTAGAGTTTGTACCGCCGTTAACAGTTGGGTGTGCTGTACTGAATAAAGGTACACCGTCACCGCCGTTATACTGGTTGTTAGAACCAGAGATAAAGCCGTTATTTAAAACAGAAGCCGCTTTAACTTGCTTGGTATAAGCCATAGCACGAGCAAGAGCTTTAGTATAACGAGCAGACAAAGAGTCATACAAGTTATCTTCAATCGCTTCTTCAGTGATTGAGAAACCTAAAGCAATAGTTTCGTGTGAGTAGCGAGCTGTAAAAGCTTCTTGCGCATTGTCATAAGCAATTTGTGCGCCTTCAGATTTTACTGGAGCAGCGGAGAAACCAGAAAGTTTGGTTTCTTCTTCGAATGAACGCTCAGATTTCTCTGTTTCGTACAATTCTTTATGCTCTTCGCCATAGCGTTTATACTCAAGACCAAACAAGGCATTGAGACCGGGGAGTAGCTCTTTTAGGAGCTGTGAACGTGAAATAGCCATTTGTTAGCTCCTTAATTAACTAGCAGTTGAGTTGTAATAGGCGTGAACACCGAAGTTCAGTTTAACGATACAGTCAGTGTAAGCGTCGCCCGGATTAGATGGGAAGTTACCACCAAATGTTGAAGACTCATTTACTAAGTCAACGATACGAACTGCATATGTAGCGTTGCTGTTAGAGATTGAGCTTTGTAACAATTGGATAGTAGAGTTACCATAAGTAGCATTACCACCAAAGTTAGTCAACTGTGCATTAGAACCAATGTTAGCAGCAGTAACAGAACCTGAAGCTTGAACTTGGAATAAAGCATCTGGATCATCCATAACACGAATAAAGATATTTGTGTAGCCAGAAGTTACAGCGTTAGCTGGTAAATACTGAGCATATAAAGGATAACCAAGCTGTTGACCAGCTAATTGATAACGAACACCTACGCAAACACCAATAGTACCAGCTGTGGTAGTTGTTGGGGTTGTTGTAACTGAACTAGGAACACCAGCAGCGATCTTTATCAAATCGCCAGAATACATTGCGGCAGAGTTGTTTGTTGTCAGTGCAATCTCACGAATAACACCTCCATTAAACGCCTGCCCACCGATCAAATTGATCGGCTTTAATCCATAAGGATTGGACGTAGTAGCCATTTAATTTCTCCAAAAAAGTTTATTTAGAACCATTACCAAAACCGCGTCCTCTAGTTACTGTAGATTTGTTGTCAGTAAATAAAGGCATACGGGCATCATTGTTACGCATAAAGTGATTGTCCACTGAAGCCATTTGGTTTTCGGCAACTTGAGCGTAGTGTTCTCTGCGTGCTTCCACCATTTCTTCTGGTGCTTTACAAAGAATCAATCCACCGATTTCGACGTTTCCGTCTTTATTGCCAGCAACCTGTAACTCAGGGTGATCAACTGCTTTTACGGGTACCCAGCCTTCACGGAATTTTTGTGACATGTTAGTGTGATTTGACTCACCTCCAACTTCAGCCGCAAGATAACGGAATTTAAATCCCGGTTCCGGTGTAGGGTCAGGTAACGCGCTAGGCGGTTTATATACATAACGTGTAGGATTGTTTTCACGAGTTTCCTGATCTCGTTGAGTGCGATTATTAGCCATTGTTGTTCTCCAATTTTAAAGCGTGATTAGCGTATTCTTCATATGAAAGTCCAAATTTATCTGCTATGCGTTTAGCTGTTGCAGAAAGTTTGACCTGTTTTTTTGCTCCCGTAGAACGGGTAGCAGATGCAACTACGGTTGCAGGCTTTTTAGTTGGCTCAACACGGGCTGGTTCGTCTTCACTCTTAAATACTTCAGGGAAAACTTGCTTTATGCGAGAGTCTACTCTCTCGAAATATTCTGCGGTGCGCGGGTCATAACCCGTAGCTACTAGTTTTTGGTGCAGCCCTAGTGCAAAAGCCGTCATTTCTTCGTACCCCGGTGCCCCGAACCACTGGTTTTTTGCTTGCCAGCGCAAGGTTCTTTCGTCGAGTCTCGGTGTTTCTGGTACTTGTGCCTCTATTTTTACATTATTTAAATCACTTTGTAAAGGGGTTGGACGAAAATTTTTTGCTGCTTCTAATCTTAATTTTGCTTCCGTCAATTTTTCTTGTGCTTCAAGCATGACATCAGCATCGTAAGAATCAGCCGCAGCCTTATAATTACGTCTTGCCATTTCTAGTTCTGCTTCTGCTTTCTCTTTTAAAGTCTCAGCATAAGAAGCTTCACCAGTTTGAACGTATTGCTTTAATTTACGATTTTCTTCTAACGCAGAATGAGCTAATCTTTCTAACTCAGCTTTTTCTCTAGCTAGCGCTTCCTTAGCACGACGTTCATCATGTCTTGCATGTGTAAGTTCTTTAATCCTTGCTTGAACAGATTTACTATACTGCTCAATCTCTTCATCTGTTGGATCTTCTACTTCACGGTTTAAAGGCTGCGCGCGTCTATCGCGTTCAGGTGTATCGTCTTCAATGACAATGTCTATGTCCGTCTCAGCATCGACATTAACATCGACTTCGTTTTTTGGATTTTCATCCAAACCCATTTCATCTGGGAATTTGTAATCATCACTCATTTATATCTCCTACTTAAAAGCACCGAAATAACGCTCGGTGTGTACGTTTGATTTACTTTGATTCCACAAAGCAGGTACTACCTGAAGATTACTAAATACACAAGTGCCTCCTTTTGAAACAGGCACTATATGATCGACATGCCAACAACCGCCAACAATTTTATTTCGTAGACGCGTTAAAGAAACCGCCTCATTCAACACAAACTTATCTATTTCAGATAAGTTTTTTTCAAAACTGCGTCTAACTATTTGGTATCGTAAGCGTGCTTGTTTTCTAGCTTCAGAAAGAGGTTTAGTAGCTCTAAGTGTTTCTATTTTAGATCTACCGCCGGAAGCAACATACGCTTTATCTTCTTTGCGTTTTTGCGCTTTGCCTTTCTCTGTTGCATAATAGCGTTTTTTAGCCGCTTTAACCTTTTCAGGATTGGCTTTTTGCCAAGCACGTATTTGAGTTATCCGTTTTTCACTAAGCACGGCGTATACCTCTAGGGTCCTCTACTACACCTTCAACCTGATCATCATAGATAATCCGGAACTCTTTGCCATGGATTTTCATCCTTGTCCCTGTGTATGGTCTGGTAATAACAAAATCACCTTCTCTACACCACGGTCCTGACGGAAACTTCTCTGCATCTTTATATGCGTCGGGTCCAAGTTTGATAACAAACAAAACAGGAGAAGTTAATTCCTCAACCATCTTCGTTTCATCTGCTTTAATAAGACCATTTTCAAACGTATCACCGGCTTCAACTAAAGCGCAAAGAATCTTAAACCCACTTGGAGTAGGCATTGATTTGGCTTTTTGTTCCGCTTTTTCATACTCTTCATCTACTACAGGTGCTGCTGGTACTACGCCCGGAGGTAGAATTAACCCCTGTTCCGGTAATGCGATGGTGTCACTCATCGTTGTCTTCTTCCATAAGTTGTGCGAGGTCAAGTAAATGGCGCTCTGCTAAGGCTAGACCTCGAATCACCCCACAGAGCTCTTTGTAAACTTCAAAGTTTGAGCACTGACCATTTGCCAAGTCGTCAGTGTAATTGTTCATATCCTCTCTTAATTTTTTTCTAAGAGCGTCAACAAAACTAAGTGCTTGTAAATCCATTATTGATTTCCTTTATTTGTTTTCATTTGAGCTTTATGTTTGGCTACATCAACGCCAACTTTTAGTCCTTCTAACTGCGAAGATTGTTTATCTTTGCCTGCCTGCATACCAAGTCTAACTTGTTCGTTTCTGTTTTTATCCATAATCTCCATTTGTTTAAGGTGAATTTCATCTGCTTTAGCTGCAACATCCGCCATCATTTTTTTCTTCTTAATATCTAATTCTTGCTGTTTTATCTGTAATTCTTGTTGCTGAATCTGCAAGATCGGATCTTGTGCGTTCTGTTGGGCTTGTTGTTGAGCCATATGCGCTTTACTTTCCTGCAACACTTGACCAGATGCTTGAGCCATGAGCCTACTAATTTGATTCTCAATCTCTGGTGGCAGAGTATCTTCAGGACTAGGTAAGGCAACACCCAATGCTTTTTCAATCTTCTGTCTGTATGCAAACCCTACGTGTTCTGCAATATGCGCCTGCATTGCCGCCATAATAGCCTGCGCTTGTGGGTTCTGCCCAATCATCTGTTGAACAAGAGGGTCAGTCATAGCTGCTTGGTGCACTGCAATATGAGACTCATGGTCTTGGAATATAAAGGCTTTTAGTGGTTCGCCTTTTAACGCCTTCATATTTTCTGTTACAGGATCTGTAGGTTTCTCATCTTCTGGTAACGGCACTAGCTTATCTGCGTGTTTTATTCCGAGGACTTCAAGCATTTGCCTGTGTAACTGGGGAAGATTATATATTTGGGGGGCAGTTTGGGACAATTGTATAACTGCTTGGTATTGAACCACTCGCTGTGAAAGAGTGGCAGCATTAGGATCGGAAACAGGATGAATATCGACCCTATGATAATCAGATTGCTTAATATTGCGCCCACCCTCTTCAGGATCATAGTCATAGTCTTCCGGTGTGTAATCACGAATAATCTCCGCTAGTAATTGAAGTTCTTGTTTTAACGCGAAGTGTACACGAGCCTGCACCGCAGACATTACTTTAAGCGTTCTTTCCAAAATAGCTAGTGTAGATCCCACTGGCGCTTGGTTACTCATATCAGAAATCTTTAAGTCGCCTGTTGCAGCAAACCTACGTCCTTCTTCTACAATTGTTCCTAACAAGTTATACAGCGTTGCAGATGGTTCTTTATATGGCAAAGGCAGAATATTATCCCGCATACTACCACTACCCAAGTCTACATCACGCCATTCCCCCGGAGCAATCGGAGTATCGTCGCCTTTAATTCTTAAACCACGAGTTTTTAATCCGCCGGGTAAATTGGAAAGAGTACCAGCGTCAACAAGCTGGCGCATAATGCTGGTAGCACTTTTAGCAAAGCCTCCGACCAAATGGAACAAACCAAAACCATAAGCTCCATAGCCGGGGATGTACTGATAATGAACAAAATGATGTCTTTTAAGTTTGAGCTCATCGTCTTCTTTCCAGTTTCTGCGAATAGATAATATATCATTTGTACCACGTAGCATTGTCACTACGTAAGGTAGCGCAATACCGGTTTCCTCTCCGTCGTCAGTATCTTCGTATCCGGGAAGGTCAAGGTCCACGTGTATTTCATAAAGCTCGAATCTATCGTCATAAGACGCTGAGAAACCAGTTTCTTTATCTTTTTTGTCCTGAATATCAGTGTAAAATTTTTGAGGTTCTCCAAGTTCAATTTCCCTATAAAAACCAGCATGCATTAATTTTATCAAATCATTCTTTGTTTTACGCATACGGTGGGTAATTCTATGGCAGACCGTAATATCACTTGTACCATATGGAATTAATATATCTTCCGCCGGTACAAAAACGGAAACTTGTCTTTCTAAATTTGGATCGTAATACACTTTTTTAAACGCAGAACCTGCACTTGGCAAGTTCCACAACATCTTCTCGTGCTCTGATCTATATTCAGGCATTTTTTCTGTAAGCTGGTAGTTCATATCTTCTTCTACGCGTTGAGCAGCTGCTTTAATCTCAGGCGTTTCTTTACCAACAATACTTGTTCTTACAGGTCCACGGGCAGGGAATGTCTCCATAATAGCTTCAGACTGGAACCTAACAACCGCTTCTGTAATCATCGGATGGAACACACCGCAAGCACCATCCCACGGTTCTGTTCTTTCTTCAAACTTTAGACCAAGTAGGGTAATCCCTTCCTTGTACATTTTTTCCCAATCTTTGCGGGAGTCAATATCGTTCTTAATATCTTCACTCAAATCCCCAGCTAAAGACTGTAGCTCACTTGGGTCCATCACCTCAGCTAAGTTTTGGTTAAAGTCATCTTCCCCATCTTTCTCTATGTCGATCTCCATATCACCTGCTGATATATGTACCGCTTCTGGATCTTCAATCTCGATCTCAATATCTGGTTGATCTGCTAGGGCTTCTAGTCCTTGGGGTGCTTGGTATAACGATTTATCGACTGCCATAATTTATCCTTAATAATAAGCGGCTCTGCGCGCTCTAAAATACGAATCTTCTTTCTCATCTGAGTCCAAGCTAATGAACCCGCCCTGTCTGTACCTAAGTAGTGCTTGTGATACCGTATCCACATAGTCATCATGCTCGCCTACGGGGAATGAAGCAACTTCTTCTACAACTTCACGTGCCCACCTAGTATCAGGTGCCCACACTTTACCGCTTGTAAATAAATCAGCAACGGCATTAAGTCTCACTATCTTATCATTACCACGCGACGGTGTAAATTCCTGCACCGGTATACCCATTCTTCTTAATTCTTGAATCAACGGCGACCCCGCTGCCTTTTTCTCCACTATGAACGCATCAGGCTGCCACTCTTTGTAATGTTTAAGTGCCATCTGTTTTAGTTCTGGAAACGCCATCCTATCTTTAAAAGCGTCAAGGAGAATAATATTAGGCTGGTTTTTGTCCTCATTGTTATACCAAACGCCCCAAGTTGTACATGCAGAATAGTCAGCTGTTGTTTTAGTTTCAAACGCCGTATCCCAAGACTGTATAACATACTCACATCTAGGTGGGTCGTCTGCTTCCCAAATATTCCAGTCCTTCCTACCAATTATTGCCGCAGAATCTGCGGTTGGATTCTGCATATACTGAGCGTTCCAATATCTTGGATCAATAGATGCCTTCGTATTCTTTAGCGCTTCAAGGGGCCACTGTTCGGGCCAAAGGCTTTTCTCATCTTCTGTATCTTCGTTAAGAATCGCAGGCAGTTCTACCAATTCCCACGGAATAGTATTAGGGTTTTTAATCTGGTAGTCCAGCAATCGTCCTGTCAAGTCAAGTAATGACCATCTAGTCATAATGACTATAATAGCTCCGCCGGGCATCAAACGCTGTAACGGACCAGTCTGAAACCAACTCCAAGCAGTATCGAACGCTAAACGAGAATTTGACTTAACGTCTTGCTCAGAATGTGGGTCATCAATAACAAATAAATCAGCGCCACGACCGGCGAGAGCGCCGCCAACACCAGCGGCATAATATTGTCCACCTGCCCCAGTACTCCACTTGCCCGCAGCCTTCTGGTCATCCGCAACAACTGTGTCCGGAAATATTTCATGGTACTCCTCACTTTCTAATAAGTTTCTTACACGCCGTCCAAAGTCTTCTGACAAACCCGCTGTATGGGTTCCCATAATAATCTTCTTCTCAGGGTATTTACCTAGAAAGTATGCCGGAAATAAATACGAACTAAACTCAGATTTTCCCATCCTTGGTGCAATATTAATAATAACGCGCTTTTTGCGCCCCTCAACAACATCTTGGAATATTTTAGCTAAGCGTCTGTGCTGTGGTCCAATCTTAAAGCCGGGGTATATTCTTTTAGCAAACTCTAGCATGTCATCTTTAGCTAGATCAATTTCACCACGACGTTCTTTTTCTTCTAAATCTTCTAGAAACTTAAGCTTTTCCGCTTTTGTCATTAGTGGTAGCGCTTTTTGCGCTGCTTGTAGTTCTTCAGGACTTAGCATCGCCGCCTTCTACCTGTTTAGATTCCACATCCACAACTTCTACTTTACCCATAAACTTACCAAGCTTCTCCTTAATACGTTTCTCAAGCTCTTCATCGCTAACATCTTCAGTTTTAACCTGTACCCTGTCAGTAAATAGGGCGACTTCTGTAACCTTACCTAGCATTTCTAAAGCTTTTAAACGTATTCTAGCGTCTGGGTGGTCAGTTTCTTGCACAATTTTTGTTACAGCCATGCTTCTAAGCTCTTCTGCCTGCTCAATAAACTTCCACTGGTATGCGCTGACCATTGCTACCGTAGATCTAATCTCTTCTGGTACTTCTAACTTTAGAAGTTGTTCTTTGGCTTTAGGGTCGGCGTTAATTAATGCGGTGAATGCTTCAACAGCTTTGGCTTCTTGCGCTTTTGACACGATCATGTCGTCCTCTCCGGTAATATCGGCAAGCCAATCCGTCGTTTTTATCTGAGCGTCAAGTGTTTGTGAGGGAGAAATTTTATTTAAAGAGGTAAAGTCTTGCCGTTCTGCCTCTGGGACAGGTAGAAAGTCTGCTTCATTTGCTTCTACTAAGTGACTCAATAACAAGTTAACCTCTCTTTTTTGCGCGGTGGGTTCGCGTATGGTTTCGATTGTAACAGTATTTTAATTTTTTTGTTATACTGGCGTTGCAAGTGCTCATACATTTGCTTTTCCTTTAGTATTCTTTAGCCCCATCCTAAGCGTTGGGGCTTTTTTTATTGGCTAGTGTCTAAGATTTGACATGACTCATAGGATTTTTTACAAAATTTGACATTTTTTTAAGTTGCGTGTGAGGAATAGTGATCTAGTGGACTGGACTGTCCTCGTCGATTTGAGGTGGGTTGGGGGGTAGTGGGGTAAATATAGATACTAGAATCATACCATATGTTATAATAGAGTCATCTAGTGAGGAATTGCTAGTGTGTTGCCAAGCCACTTCGCTTGGCTTTTTTATTTGGAGGTTTTATGAAGGCTGTCTTTACGAAATACATTGATGCTGTTGCTAAACACATTGATGCTGGTGTCTCTCTCAAAGAAGTTATGGATACAGTTAAGCCTATCTATAACAAGTCAAGCCTAGAGGAACAGTTAGAGTTGCGTAGTGCTATTGCTACACTCATTGGTAAGAAAAAGAAGGTCACACCAATCACGATTGAAAAAGGTGTTTACACAGGTTCGCTTGGTTTCAACGCACATGGCACAGCGAAAGAGGAACAGGCTAGAGCAATGCTTAAGTATTATATGCCAACCCATGTGGAGAAAACCTCCACAACAAGTTCTAAACAGGTAGACCCGATTGTGCAACGTGCTAACAAACTCAATAAGGATTTCACGAAAGCACAGTTACGCAAACTTGTTGCACTACTCAATGTTTAATCAAACCGACAGGGATTGCGAGAGGGTGAGGCTTTACTGCTATTTCAATTCCTGTCAAATCTAACTTAACGAAAGGAAATAAATATGAAACACACTCAAATTAAAAACCCAAACCAAAAGCACAGCCATCTACTTAGCACGTTCAGCGAACTAACACTTGAACAGACGGCACTCTTACTTGATTGCATCTTATACGCAACAGTAGATACCAAATACATAGATGGCAACGACACACTCAACGAATTGAAAGATGCCCTTAGTGCAACCCTAGCACTTGGTGTTATATATCAGGAGGCACGATGAAATCAATATCACGAAAGAGAACTATACACATACGCATTATGAGGGCGTATCGTGTTAATGGTAAAGCGTGGGACATCAACATCTCACGCCGTAAGCGTAGTAGCAGTATCCGTAAGGCAAAAGCAGTATCCAATCAAGTGGAGGTTTTCTCCACATCAACCATCTAAGGAGAGCATTATGAAAGCACTAAAGAACAACGCATCACTATGGGTATTAGTATTCAAGCAAGACAACAAAGTAACAGAGGTAGGCAACTACTATGACTCACTCAACAAAGCAATCAAGGCTGTGCGAAAGATGAACGGCATAGATACACTCAACACAGGGTGGACAGCCATGACATCAGTAAGACTCGCAGACATGATGAGAAAGGAGATACGTTAACTTGTTATGGAGAGTTGTGTTGTTTTGCACTAACGTCCAGCGTGTCCAACATTGTTAGTTCTTTTAGCGTAGCACGGGACACCCCCCAAGCGTTTATATATAAGGCGTTGAAGATTTGAAGTCCAAGTGTCCACAATATAATATATATTATTTATTTATTTATATATATAGGGTTGTTAGTTTATTCATTGTTTTAATTTAAAGCACTAACATTCTTATAAAAAGGTTTATTGTTTATAGTATTCCAAAAAGACTGGACAACTGGACATAACATCAGCAAACCCATATACTTAAAGGCACAAGAGGTGACTTACTCTGCACAAAAAAGAATAACAATGTTTGACACAATGGACTGTTAGGTGGACAATATAACTTTAATCATACAAAAAGGAACTAACAATGAATAAACGTAAACCAATCACACGTAATTCAACGCCGAAACAAATCTATAATTATTTGGTAAGCAACTACCCAAGTATGCCTGTTGCATTCATACACGCAAGAATAGATGCACTAAAAGAAAAGCGTAGGGCTAACAATCAAAAGAAACAACTACGTGTTAGGTTAAAGACTGAATGGGCAGTAGTGCTAACACCCTTAAGAGATACGATACAAAGTATTATTACTCACCAACAT